AGTTATTTAGATTTTTATAATTTTTTGTTTTATTGTAATTATAAAGTTTTTGTATTTCGCTATCAAAATAATTAGATGCTTCAGTTGGATTTTCTTTTTGTTTAGCTTCACTTGAAATTGTTAGCCAACCTTTTTGAATTACATTACCTGCTTCATCTTTTTGATCTTCATAAAACTCATTAATAGCTTTGTAAGATTTATTATTTGCTTCAGTTTGTTTTTCTTTAATGTAACTTTTTTGAATAAAATCACTAACTGGTGCTAATGCACTTGCTGGTGTGTTGTTAACATTAAGTTGAATGTTACTTCCAACAGATGCTGTTTCTGCTGTTATAGATCTTGTTGAAGTGAATGTAGGTATCTTTGGCATAGTCTATGAATTTCTTGATCTGTTTGTTGATTTAGATTGTACTCTTAAATTGCTTACACTGTTATTGTTTGGATTTCTATCTTTATGATCTATATCTCTACCTAATAAACTAGAGCCATATTTCTTTTTCATTATTGCTCTTGCTCCATTTCTACCAGCTCTTCTTTTTTTTTGTTTTGGTTTAGAATGGTAGTTTGCATATTCTGATTTGTAATCTCTTGCCATAAATTATCCTTGCATTGTAAGTAATGATGTTCCTGCGTTAGTTGCTGTTCTCATCATTGCTATTTTAGATTCTTGTTTAGCAATTTGACCAGAGATTCTAGCAAAGTTAGCTTGTTCAAATGCTTGAGCTTTACCAATTTCTGCATCATAAGCCATTTTGCTTTTTTCTATTTCAGCTTGAGCTAAATTGTATTTTTCAATTCTTTGTCCACTTCCTTCTTTAGTAACACCAGATTTTAATGTTTTAACTAAAGTGTTACCTTCAAATTTTCTAAATTCTTTATCAAATGAATCTAAGTCTAGTTGAAGTTTATTATCAATAGCTTCAACTTTTTGTTCTTTAACTAAAGCGTTTCTGTCATTAACAGCTTGATTGAATTTTCCATAAGCATTTTGTTGTGCCATTGTTGCACCACCAATCGCTGCTACTGCTGCCATTTGCCAGCTCATTAGAATAACCTCGCATACATATATTGATCTGAACCATCAAAACCAAATTTTTTCATTAATCCTTCTTCCTCTAATCCTAACCATTTAGCAAATTTTAAACCAATTGTATAGTCAGCTCTTATAGCACTTTGAACTCTATTGATATTATTTTCTTTAGCAGTTTTTGCAAAACCTTTTTTAATTGCTCTTGCTACAAGTAAAGGATGATCTAAAGTATCTTTAGTAGCTAGCACCCAGCCTTCTGCAACACCTTTCCAAATAATTTTCATGCCTGCAGCAAAGATAGGTTTACCATCAATCATACCTGTAAATGCTAAGTTCTCTTGTTCTAAATTCATTGCGTTACCTTCAAACTCCATATCTTTATCCATCAATACATGGTTCATTTGTTGTTTCATTATAAATTTACCATGTTCACCTTTATATTTGACAATATTTAATATTCTATCCATCGTTTGTTTGAAGTTTAGGATATAATGATAATATAGTCAAAGGTAAGGGTTGTGTTTGTCTAACAAATATAAAACCATCTGTTTCATAATTACCTCTAAACTCTATATCTTTATCTCCTGTAAATACATTAACACCACTATTCATTGCGTTAGCTGAAGATCTAAATGGTATTCGTTCCATATTGTCTAAATCTGGACCAATCTCAATACCAATACTTTCATAAAGTCTAGCAGTAATTTCATAAATTCTTTTAGTCTTACTTTGTGATGTACCATTGTCTGCACCAGCATCTATTCTCATTGTTTGTAATAAAGAAGTATAAGGTAAACCAACTTTAACTTTTGTAGATGATCTATCCAATATAATTGCACCAGAGCTTACAGTTTTATTTGGATGTGTTGATCCATCTGCAAGTATAGAAATTTCTTCACCTTCTAAATGATCTAAGCCAGATATAGTTGTTGTTGCAGATCCATCGTAAGCTAATTGAGAATCTAAATAATTAAATGATGTATCATCTGTTTCATCAAAATCTAAATTATGTAAATACTCTACATATCTTTTTGTAGCACCATTGATTGTTCTTTTTATAATAACCCAAACTTGATACTCTGAATTATCTGTTGGTAATACTTCAACACTTTCACATACTGCGTTACCACTACTAAATGATCCACCAAATATATGTCTGTGCCAAGCAGTTACTTGTTGTTCTCTTTGATAAGTAAATCCTAAAAGTTGACCATCAGTTCTAACACACCAAATAATACTATTAGGTTCTTCTTGGTATGCCATTTGTGTAATACCAGATTCAGTAATGTGTTCTGCAAGAATAGTTAAGTCTGGAGCAACATAACCATCAACATCAAAGTTGTAAGCTAGTTCTCTAATTTTTCTTTTAGCACGTTGTAAAAACAAAGTAGCATTACCTACAGCAATACCATCTACATTTGCTGCACCATGATTTGATTGTTTGTTAATTAAAATATTTGTTGGAGTAATAGCTTCTCCTACACCAGCTCCATTAACTGCAAACTCACCACCTGCTGTACCTATAATTAATGTTCTAGTTGCTGTTAAAAATCTAATTGCATTAACTTGGTTTGACGCAATCGTATAAACAATAGCATCATCATCAGCTACTGTTTCGTGATACTTATCATCAAAGTTTTCGTAGTCTGCCGATCTTGAAAAGAATAAAGTTTGAGGTTGAGTAGTTGTTCCAGCAAATACTAATCGTTGTTCAAAAAAAGTAACACAAGCTGGATAACCTGTAGTATCACTAAATGATCCTAATGCAAAATCTGTAACAGCAGATGAGCTAATACCAAGATCTATAATTACAGTTCCCACTACAACAGTAGTAGAAGTAACACTTGTTATTTTTAAATGACCATCTTTAACATGAAGTAGTCTACCAACATCTGTAGATAAAAAACCTTGATTAGAATTAATACCTGTTGTCGAAGAAAAAGTTACAGTTGTTGTTTGACCAACAGATTTATGAGATGGATTAGCAGTAGTTGTTTCTACATTGTGATCCATGAATGGTCCATTAATTATAATGTCATCAATTAATGTCCAGTTAGTGTGACCAGATCTAGTTAATTTTTTAGGAGCATGATTAGGATGACAGATGTACATAGTGTCTGCAGATTGAGCAAACTTAATATCAAATAGTTCTGCTTCTAAATAAGGTGAAGATATTTCATAAGCTGAACCACCAGATAATATCTGACCATTGTCTTTATAGAATCTAATGTATTGATTGCCAAACTCTAACATATAAGTTTGTACTGTTGAAAATTCAAAAGCAATTAATCTAGTTTTTTTTGTACTATCTTTTACTTCTGCAACAAACTGTGTACCAGATCTTCTTGATGCTGAACCATGAGGATATACAATCATGTTCTCTAAAGTTTTACATCCAGAATTATATTTAGCTAAATCATTTCTACCATCTAATCTTGGTGATAATTCACCACCAGTAAAATTGGTTAGCTGAACAGCAACTCTACCCATAGGTTAGTACCTTGAGTTTATGAACGAAGAAGATCCAATAACATCTGATTGACCATTGTCTGGATTTGTACTTTGACCTTCAGTTGCGTCTACGAATCTTGCTTCTCTTAATTTGTCTTGAAATAAATTATACATATTTTGTGTAGTAGGATTAGATGAAGTTACAGCATAAGCAATGTCTGCTGCTAATGATGCTGAAATAGTTTCTCTTAATAATTCATCATACTGATTAGGATCTTCTATTCTAGCTATGTATTGAATTTTTAATGTACCATGATTTGCTAAAATTTTTCTACCTTCAACTTTATAATCATAATCATAATTTAAAATTGTAACTACTCTCAAACAATCTGCAGGTAAAGTAAACTGATATGAAAAACCCCAAGAAGGAGTTTCAGTATCTTTTGCAAGTTCAACTCTTTTAGTTAAACAATTCCAAAGATGAGATCTAAATAAACTATCTCTAACTTGTGTATATCTTGCATTACAAAGTCTTGCGTTTTTTGAATCTTCTGTAAGTGTTAAGATTGTTGATGCACCAAGTTGGTTTAATGCTCCATTACAAATATCTACTACTGATGCCATATTACTTCCTTATAATATACTTACGTCTTATTTGTCTATCTTTTTCTAACGCAAATATTTCTTCTGTTGTTCTACCTTCTTTTGTGTCAAAACCATAATGATTTTTACCATCATTCTTAAATCTATCTACCAACACATATCTGTAGACATGATCTCCCTTTTTAAAATGTAATACTGTTTTTAATTCTTTTATTTGTTTCATGCACTCTAGGGGGTTTCCACTCTCGCTTCCACCCCCTAAAATTTATTTACTATGCTTCGTGAGCCTGTACTTCTACAACCTTAGCTTCTTCCATTCTAGTTGCACCAAATGCAGCAGAATAGTAAACTTGAGTTGCGTAGCCTTTATCAGATCTCTCATCGATTCTAGCAGTAGAATCTTTACCAACAGCTAATGCAACACCATCAGATACGAAAGCGATACATTTTCTTTTGCTTGAAGCAATAGCTAGTCTGTTAGTTACACAGAAGTTGAAACCTAAGAAAGAATTAACATCACCAGATGCTAATGCTTTTACTGTGTTGAAATCACTTGAAGTCACTTCAGTAGTTCCTAATAGATCAGAGATCTGTTTTGGAGATACGATGATGTGTCTCGGTAGTGAAGGATCAACATCAGCAAGATCTATGATTTCTTTCGCTTGTCTTAATTTAGCGATAGTTAAACCAGCAGTTCCAGCTTCAACGATTTTTTGACCAGCAGGTAAAGCAACAGCAGTACCACCAGCAACACCTGTGTCAGATGAACCGATTGCAGCAGCGATGATTGCATCATCCATAGCTCTACCCATTGCATAAGCAGCAGCTTGTGCATAGCTAGAAGTAGGATCTACTAACATTCTTACTTTATCTAGATCATCAACAAGATCTGCAAACTCATAGTCTACCAAGCTAACTCTTCTTCTTGAGTGAGGAGTATCAGCTTGTGGAGTGTCTGAGTGTCTAGTTGATCTTACTGTAGCAGTAACGCTTCCGATTTGATCGAAGAATGCGTTCTTACCAGTTACAGATTCTAATCTTACTTTATCTCTAAGAAGAGAACCTTTTTGTTGTGATAACATTTGTATGTTTGAACTATATTGTTCTACAAATGCTTTTGTTATTTCAGTTGACATATTATGTCTCCTATTATTGTTAAGTTAATGTTAAAACAAAACAGAGACGTTCTCAGAAAACCTGGCTTCTCTTGGATTTAAAGTCTTTTAGACTACAAGTCTATTCCTTGTTGTCAGTAAGGTTCTTACGAATTGTCTTACTTTTCTTAGACGAATTTTCATTCGTCTTAGAAACCCATGTATAATATTTTTCACAGCTTGGCAAGGGATCAGATTTTATTTTTTCTGATCCACTTTCCAATACCATTCTTAATATTTCTAATCTTATTTCTTCTTTATCCATTAAGCATTGTTCTCAAAGTAAATACTTGTTGAACTACCTTATCATGTTCTGGATGAGCTTTATTCCAATATGGACCATCTCTATCGTTGACAAGAGAACTAATTTCACTTTCTAAATCTCTTCCAGATGTTGAATTATCTTCTCCAGTTCCAATCATTTTATCTTCAGACATAAGATTAGCAATGTTTGCAAAACCTTTAATAACTGCAGGATGATCTCCTAAACGAGTACCATCTTTTAATTGCATATCTAAAATTTCTGGATTCATATTTGCTTTAGCAACTGCTCCAGCTTTTTTAATATTCTCATCAAAAGATCTACCCCACTCTTTTCTAAGTTCGGCTTCTGCATTTGCTTGTGCAGTTTCTGTATCAATTTGTGCTTGTTGTGCAGATCCTTCCATAGAGTTTTTATAATACTCTAATATACCTTGAGCCTGTTTATTATTTAAACCTAGCTTGTGAGCATTCTCTGCAAACGATTTAATTGTACCATCATCTAATGGAACTACTTCAGATTTTACATCTAGTTTATATTGATCTGGAGATTCTGGTCTACCAAGTTTATCATAAACTTCACTCCATTGATCGTCTGTTGAGTTTTGATTTGGTACAGCAACTTTGTCTTGACCAATCATTCTAGTTGCGTTGATATAACTTTTAGCTAATGCATCTATTTCAGTAAATTTAGAAATGTTTGGATCTTCTCTAAACTCTTGTGAAATTGAATCTTTCCAAGTTGAAGGTGTTGAATTATTTGTTGTTGCTATAGTTGGTGCAACTGGTTCTGTAGTTTGTGTTGTCTCTGCTACAGGCTCAGTTGTTTGAGTTGTCTGTTCTTCTGACATATTTATTTATCCTTATTTGTTTGAAGCATTTGTTTAATAAATAGAAGGATGCTTCGTTGACCTTCCATATATGCACTTTCATGACTATCTCCTTTAATATTAGTAGTAGAATAAAAGTGACATCTTTTTTCTAAATCAGATAAAACTTGCTTACCTTCATCTGATGTAAAAATATGTTTATAATTTTCTTGTAGTTTTTTTATATAGGCTTGTACTGCTTTTTCATCTTGCATAAGATCCTTTCTATTTTTTTATTATTCCTCTGGGTTAATTAATGCTTTTGCTTCTTCTGGTAACGCTTTTGCTAGTGGTGCTATTTGTCCACCAGCTTGTGCTACTTGTTGCATTTGTTGCATTTGCTCTTGTTGTGCTTGTTGTTCTTGTGCAGCTTGTCTTTCTGCTTGAACTTCTGAACTAGGTTTTAAAACTTTTTGTGGAACACCTACAACATCCATTAAGTGTTTAACAAGTTTATCCATATCAACATGATCGAATACTGGAGCAACATTTGCAAGTGATCCTAGTATTTCTATACCTCTCATAATGGATTGTAACTCTGTAGATTTTTGTGCTTTGGCTAATGGAGATACATATTCAATCTCAATGTCTTGACCAGATAAAAATTCTGGTGCTGGTGGGAATAAATTTTTTCTAAGTATTAAAGCAAAGGCTCTATCAATTAATGGTTTTAATAATTCAGATTGAAGTCTACCAAGAACTGGTCCAAGTAATCTCATCTTCTCTTCGTTACGTTGGATAACTTCTGTTGCTGTCATTTGTGGACCATTCTGCATTTGTAACTGATTTACATAGAAAGCATTTCTAATTGAATCTCTTCTTTGCTCTTCCATGTTTAAACCTAATGGAGTGTTCGCACCAATGTTTAATGGTTCAATTCTATCTCTAGTACCAGATCTATAAAAGTTTAATCCACCAGGAACAGTTCTTACTGGTAAAATAAATCCATCATCTGGAACAAGTAATGGTGGGTCAACTTGTTTTTGTGCAGATTTGATTGTAGTTTTAGACATTTCATTTAACATTTTAACATCTGGTAATGCTGTCATTGCTGGAGATCTACCATAAATTTCGTGTGATGCTTTTAAGTATCTTGGTACTACAAAAGGAAACTCTTTAAATCCAGATACAGATAACTCATCACCTGTTCCAGCTTCTAAATAAACAGATTCAAAAGGCATATTAGCTTTATCTTTTTTCTTAGGATTAAAATCAGATCTTGGATATATTGCGTGAAGTATTTCTATTTCTTCATATGGATCTTTTCTATTTACAGTTACAATGTTATCAGAAACATTAGCACCAAATTTTTGTATTGCAGCTCTAGCTGTTAGTTTAAACTTTCTAAATATTGTATCAATTCTACCTTTGTCATTTTCTGAAATATACATTTCATTAATATGTCTTGTAGAGAATTTTAAAACATCTTCCTCATCTTCTTCTACAAACATTGCAGCAGTACCAAATGTAATTAGATCATGGTACAATTCAAATATTTCTTGTTGAAAGTTTGATCTGTTAAATGCTGTGTACATAACTTCTGTTGCTTCTTCTAACCATGCTTTAGCATCATCATCATCTTGCATTTCTGCACCTTTAAATTTTAATGAAAACCAAGTAGTAGCAGGGTTTGTTAACATACCATGAAGTGAAGCAGCTAATAATTCTACTGCTTGTAATGGTGAACTATCAAAAATAAGTTCTGTTCTCTTATCACCTTTAGATCTTGTTTTAGTTACATCAGCTTTTCTTGGTTGCATATAGTCTGCAACTTCTTGCCAATGACTTTCCCAGTTTTGTCTATTTGATTTTAAGCGATCAAATCTTTTTAATAATGTTTTTGCTAAATCTGTTTGCATATTATCCTAATAAAGTTTTTTGACTTAAGGTTAAACTTTGATCTTTAACACCTTCTGGAGATGTTGCAATCATTAAAGATCTTCCTCTACCTCTTCTTTTTTTTAATGTAACTTCTGGTGTAGCTGAAATTGAACTTTGAGAAACTTCTGCTGTTGTTGGGGATATTACTTTTGGAGCTTGAACAACTTGATTGCCATTATTATTATTACCTCTTCCATCATTCATAGAATTAGTTGCACTACTTCTTGTTGATGATCCTTGATAGTCTGAAGTTCCCATTAATGATGTATTAACTCTTCCTCTTCTTACAGCTTTTGTTACTCCTCTAACAGCAGCTCCTATAAATCCACCAGTTTTTACAAAGTCTCCAACTTTTTCTAAAGCAGATTTTGGTTTATCATATCCAAACTCTGTTTTATTTTTTTGGTTTCTGTCTGATAATTTTTGTTGGTTCTTTGTAGATAATGTTGATCTTGTGGTCATTGGTGCATCAGCACTTCCACCATTAGATCCAGAGTTAGAACCCATAATTATTTTCCAAATGTTAAAGAAGATTTGTTTTCACTTGTAACTTCTTTTTTTGATTCTGATTTAGTTTCATTAATACCTACACCAGAATTTAATTCATTTCCTAAGTTAAACAATGGTTTCTTCTTAACAGATTTAGTTTCTGATTTTTCTTTTTTAAATACTTTTTTAATTTTATCTAACATATTATTATCCTAGTAATGTTTTCTTCTCTACGTCTGCTTCTTCCATTGCAATTAGTGGAGAGGTTTTGATTGTTGATTTTCTACCTTTTCTTTTTCTTTCTTTAGCTGCAAACTCTGCGTCTAACTTTGCTTGTTCTGCTTCAGACAATTCTGTCGAAGGTGGCTCTGGTAAAGGTTGCACAGGTGGCAACGCTGGTATTTTTGGTTTAAATATTGATCCCATAATTAAATAATCCTATAGTTATTATCTGCTACACTTTGTGGAGCATTTTGTCTAGTATTTAATTCTTGTAGACCAACTGCTAAGTAACGCATCGCATCACAAGCATGAGAACTCCAATCGTGTACAGGTTTCGATCTGAACATTCTATTTTTGTCAATGTACTTCCTGTGGTAATGTCTTAACGCATCTATCAAACTTTTGCAATGGTCTGTATCTATCCAACATCTATTGAGCAACATAGTTACTGCGTGGATTCCTTCTTCTACTGGTAGCTTCGGTACTACCTTAAATCTAATTCCTAACTGATAAGCTATCTCTCTTCTTGTTTTGCCATTGCCGAACTCTTGTACTTCGATGTCGTGTGGTGCGTAATGTTCTTTGTAAACGTATGGTTTTTCGTTTAGCAACTGAATATAGTGTGGTAATCCATGACCACGTTCTTCATGGTAATCTATTATCTGTATTGCTGTTCCTTTTTGTTGAAAGAATATAATACTACTGTGGTCTGCGACACCGAGATCCCATGCAGTTGAGACAGGCAAAGTAGGATCGTAGGGTACTCTTGC